TCCAAGTTGTATGACCTTGTGAGCCTAAGGTAGGCCCTGGCCATGGCTCCCAGTATCGGCATTCCTGGATACTGGTAACCAATTGACCAGGCCTTAGCCCGCAATAGCGCCATTTTTGTGGAGTGGGTTGCTGTGGCATATTTCCCGCTGGTCCAGCCAAAAGAGGCCAAAACTTCACGGGGGTCAGTCACCACGAGCTTATCCTGCATATCAAAGACCTGGCCACAGAAGGAAGCATGTTCAAGATTCTTATGCCTCTCTATCTTTATGATCAAACCAAGTTCCTCGAAGTCCTTTGCTTCGAGGGTACCACCTTTGAATCGGAATATCCCATCATCTCCTTCAACAAACCCTTTGAACTGGATACCCTTCTCACTACAGAGAAAAGAAACAAACATCCAATTCGAAAACCCGTTGCCCAGGGAGGTACACATCTCACCTGACATACGAGTCGCAGCCAATTCTAACATAAAGTGTTTGAACACGCATACATTCAAGCCACCCAACACTCTTCTTACATTATTCATGTAAGCCGACGCGTGTGGAATATTACGTGTCATGTATTCATAGAGTTGAAATTCAACCGCATCCATGATCTCCGCCGTGAATAAAGCCTCAAAAGAAGTATAGTCAGTAGAAACATACTCAGCTCCGTCTTCATACAAAGAACTGAGGACCTCGGGCCTGTCTGGGACCGGAACCTTCTTAATAAACATCGGCAGTTTGAAAACCTCCTTCTCAATGACTCTAAACCAGGGACCAAAAACAATCTTGGCCTCGTCTGATCTGGCATTGATCGACCGAGCGTGCTTGAAATCAGGATAATGCTCGTCCTTCATGAACGACTTAACCTTGTCCAATCCGGGTGACAAACCGTGGGTCAAGATCCTCTGATTAAGCTCGCGGAGCTCATTCTTGCGCCAGTCTGGATAATTCGTGGAGTCTATCCAAGTTTCAACTGACACATCGGTCTCGGCAGGCAATGGGGTCAAATTTTCCTCTAGCCAGGTAGCAACAAAGCGTTTTAGTAATGCAATTTTCAACTTCACGGCCGGTGGGGGTTTCCTACCAAAGCGATGAAGCGCTCCCCGCAAGATAGTGTGCGCAGACGGATTAGGATGGGGTAGACTGAAAGAAGCAGTAGGGCCAAGACTGGCGGCAACAAATGGCCTCTTCCATTCCTCGTCCATAACCTTAGAGACCTTTACAGACTCCTTGATCGGGTTGAGGTTTAACAAACTGTCT